TTGAATTTTTAGAGAGGTATCTCATGAATAAAATAAGGACATTTTTTAGAAGATTATTTTGCACACAAGATTGTAGTTGTTGCGAAGATTTTTCTTGTAAAAGAATGAAAAAGCAGAAACCGTACTGTTTAAGAAATAGGTGTATATATTTGTTTGGAATCAATAAAGACACTCTATTTTGCGAATATTGTACGCATAGAAAAGACTGATTTTTAGTGAGGTATTAATATGGAAAGAGTGAATGGATGGCAAGTTTTTTCAGGAGAAGAAATGAGTAATGAAAATGCAATCAAAGTATTTTCGGATATGATTCAGAACTTCGACAGAGAAATACCAACATGGAAAGAAAATTGCGGAATGAGGAAACTGTTAGAATGCCAAAGAAAAGCGTGTTATATGGCAATTAGTGCTTTAAAATTTAAAGGCTAAACCGTACTTTAGAGACACTATTTAGTGTCTCTTGTATAAAAATACAGATAGGTGTATAGTGTAATTACTAAATTTTAGGAGGTGTAATTATATGGGGTTATTCGGTAAGAAGTCACCAGAGGAGAAGTTACAGAAGAAAGAAGCGTCACAGATATTTATGGGTGAGTCGTTACAGGCTATTGGTAAAATACCAGCTGGGGCGTGTGTAGGATTGACGTTAAAGCCCTCTGAGGCGGTTTTAAACATTCACCACGATAAAATAGACATTACATTACCTTATGAGCGTTTAAGAGGCTTTAAACTAGCTGACGAGGTAACTCTGGCTAAGAGTGGTAGCGGTTTAGGCGGTGCTATCGTAGGAGGTGCTTTATTTGGAGTAGGAGGAGCTATTGTAGGCCAGAACGCTAAGAAAGGTAAGACGGATATTAAATGGGTGGCTACCTTATCTTATGTAGATAAAGAGGGTAACGCTAAAGAGCTTAATTTTATCCAGTGGGGATTGACTGGTTATTATGAGGGTGCTACTAAGCACTGGGGAGCGTCACAGTTTGAAAACGCTATAAATGAAATTGTCAGCCGATACGGTGAGGACATAACAGAGCTGTAAGAGAGGTTACTAACCTCTCTTTTTTTGTGGTTACTCAGGTTACTGAGTTACTAACCTTTTTGAGTTTAATTTTACTTTTATATCTAATTTAATATACAGGTTACTCACTGGTTACTCACTGGTTACTAAGGTGAGTAACCGCTGAAAGCCCCGTAAATACTGGGTTTGCGGGTTTTGGTTACTCAGTTACTCACTTTTTGCTACTTTGAAAACTTTTTTAAAAAATAATATATTTATATATAATTATATAAATAATAAAATAAAGTCAAAAAAGTGAGTAACCTGAGTAACCTGAGTAACTTTCCTTATTTTATGCGGGTTTGCGGGCTTTTGGGGTTAGTAACCAGTGAGTAACCGTTAGTAACCTTTAAAATATTAAATTAATTAGATGACGTCATGTGACGTCATTTTTATTTTTATATCTAATTTATATAATGTTCTTAGAACATTATATAAATTAGATATTTTTGCTCTATGGGGCTTTAAATGATACGTAAGAGGGTTAATAGATATGAGTAATACAGAATTATGGGGTTGTTTAATGGTATTTTGTGTACCAGTGCTGGCAAGCATTGTAGCACTAATAAAACCGATTATAAATTTGAATGTAAATATTAAAGGTCTTACGGACGCTGTAACTCATTTAAACTCAGATAAAAAGGAAATGAAAAAAGAGCTAGACGAACATGAGAAAGAGCTTAACGACCATGAGACACGTATTTCGATTTTGGAAGATAGAGACAAGTAAATTAATACTGTTAGTCAGTTACCTTATAAGCGTGATACTGACCGTTATAGTGGTCTTAGGAGCTTTTCTAGGGTTTAGTATGGAATATGTCGTACAGATAGCTCTAGCGTCTTATGTGGAGCTGTCAGCGAGTAATGTATTTTACTTTAAGAAGTCATGCAGAGAAAACATATTTAAAAACTTACCTGAGAAGTATTTAGAGGGTGTAGATATTAATAGCTTGATTTAGCGAGGTGGAGTTATGAGTAAAGAGGATTTAATTAGAAAGTTAACGAGTCGTAAGTTTTGGGTGGCTTTAGTTGGTTTTATTACAGCGTTGTTAATTGCATTTAAGGTGGACGCTGGTAGTGTAGAACAGGTTACAGCTATTGTTATGAGCTTTGGGTCTTTAATTGCTTATATCTTTGCTGAGGGCTGGGCTGACGCAAGCAATAAAGAGGTGTAGCTTATGGGAGCTATATTACTTATAGGTTTAGTAGCGTGTGGGTTGGTTTTAGGCGTATGTGTAGTTTATGAGGCATTTAAAGAGTGGGAGGACTTTTTTAAATGAAGATTAATAACGAGGGCTTAGCCTTAATTAAATCGTTTGAGGGTTGCCGATTAGTGGCTTACAAGTGTCCAGCTGGTGTATGGACTATCGGTTATGGACATACGGCTGGTGTGTGCGAGGGTCAAGTGATTAGTCAGGCACAGGCTGACAATATGCTTAAGTCTGACATGAAAAAATATGAGAAGTATGTAACTGATAATGTTAAGATACCGCTTAACGAAAATCAGTTTAGTGCTTTAGTAAGTTTTTGTTATAACTGTGGCGTGGGTAATTTACGGACGCTAGTTAAAAATAGAAATACACAGCAGATAGCAGACGCTATGATTTTATATAACAAGGCGTCAGGTAAAGTTTTAGCTGGTTTGGTGAGACGTAGAGAGGCTGAGCGTAAGTTATTCCTTAAAGCGGTGGCTAATAAGGTTAAGACCGCTGAGGACGTAGCTAGAGAGGTCTTAGACGGTAAGTGGGGTAATGGTGCTGAGCGTAAGCGTAAAATTACTCAGGCTGGCTATAATTACGCAGAGGTACAGGCTATCGTTAATAAGCTGGTAAGGAAGTGATAGCGTGGCACTGAATAACAGTAAAAAAGATATTGTAATAGAAAATATGGAGAACATTAAAGAGTGGATAGGTCAGGGTGTACCTATGGGTACGATAGCTCGTACTATTGGAGTTAGTAAGACTACTCTTTATAAACATATTTCTGAGTCTGAACAGGGGCTAAACAGTTTAGACACGATAAAAAAATATAGAGAGCCAGCGGTGGAAAAACTAGAGAATACTATGTTTATGACAGCGTGTGGCTATGAGCGTAAAGTTAAAAAATACGCTAAGCTCAGACGTATCATGTATAACGAGCATGGTAAAAAAGCTGAGGAGTGGGAGGAAATGACTGAGTATGAGGAAACAGTCTATTATCCTCCAGATACAACGGCTGGTATTTTCTTATTGAAAAACTGGGGCAATTATATGAACGAGCCTAGAGCTATGGAGTTTAGGGCTAAAGAGTTAGAGCTTAAAGAGAAACAGGTAGACGCTAACACGTGGTAACTACTTAGGAGGTATACAAATGATATTTAATGTAGGAGCTGGAGGAGCTAGTAACGCTGAGAGCATAAAATATGATAATAGTTTAAGTGGCTTAGAGGCTACTAACGTACAGGGTGCTTTAGATGAGGTGACCGACAGTTTAGGTGGTTGTGAATTTTCAGTAGAAAGTGACGGTGCTTATATCACCTATAATGTAGGTGCTGATACAGTAAGAAAAAAATTGGGTAGTGGTGATGTTCATTTTTTTGACGAAATTTTTAAGGATTGCACAATAATTGTATCTCATCCGTCAGGACATGCACAGAATCCGCCTACAATAACAAAAACATCCGAATATTGGCAGTCATATTTACGTTGGGGTACTACAGAACTTTCCGTTACTCATGCTACTAATTGTATAAATTATGATGAATTTAACAGTATTGAGATTGACTATGTTGCGAATTTTAACAATAGTTCTACAAACACTTTTTATTGTTTGGATTCAAATGGTAGCACTTTAAAAAGCACAAGTTTGAATAGCACAACAAGAACAACAGTAAAAATTGATGCGTCTGATTTGTCAGGGGTTGGAAAGTTTAAGTTTAGGCAATACGTTAATGGTGCAGGAAACGAAGGACACTATGTACAAATTACGATTTATGGTATTGAACTTAAAAAGTAAACTATCGTTTTACGAGGTAAAAGCATGAGGGCATTTTTAATGATAGTTACGCTTTTAGCGTCCTTATTATGTGTGGCTACTTATTATAACGGAGAATATGAGTAAATGGCTCTTTATAATTTTTATCGCTCTAGGGAGTGGGAGAATTTATTAAAGGTTTTAAAGCTGGAGCGTGTGGACGCTCAGGGTAATATAATCTGTGAGCATTGTGGTAAGCCTATCACACGTAAATATGATGTGATAGGACACCATGTTATAGAGCTTACTGAGGAAAACTACACAGACTATAACATAAGCCTTAACCCAGTTAATATAAAGCTGGTACATCACAAATGTCACAACATTATCCATAACAAGCTATTTAGTGGACAGAGACAGGTATTTATAGTATATGGCTCACCGCTTAGCGGTAAGAGTAGTTGGGTTACTGAGAATATGGCAGAGGGTGACCTGATAGTAGACATGGACAGTATATGGGCGTGTGTATCAGGTTGCGAGAGATATGTCAAGCCAGCTCGTTTAAAGTCGGTTGTATTCAGTGTTAGAGACAATTTGTTAGAGTCGGTTAAGTACCGTAGAGGTAAATGGCTTAACGCTTATGTGATAGGTGGTTATCCTTATCAGGCTGAGCGTGAACGCTTAGCGGATATGTTGGGAGCTAGAGAGGTCTTTATAGATACGTCTTATGAAGAATGTATTAAACGCTTAGAGGCGTGTGAGGACAGAGATAAGAAACTCTGGGAGCAATATATAAGTGACTGGTGGCTACAGTATAACGGTGGTTATTAATTAAATACATTACATACTAAAGATAACTTAATATTATTGGAGGTATGTATATGATTATTAATGTGGGTAGTGGTAACAGTAGTGTATCAGCTGAGGATGTAAAGTTTAATGATACTATGGACTTAGGTGTTGATAATGTACAGAGTGCTATAGAGGCGTTAGGTGGTGCTAGTGAGAGCGAGGTACTGGCTACATTCTATGAGCCTAACACAGTCAATATTAATACAGCTATAACAGACTACAAGTTTATCTATATAGAGTTAATGTTAAGTGGTCTTAGTGTGTCGAGTAGGTTAATACCAGTAAGTAGAATGTTATACGGTAGACGGTTTAATGTATCGTTTAATAATGACTTAACATTTTATAATGGTCAGGTGGGATTTAGTGACGCTAATACTATTAGCTGTGGAATATTACAAAGTGCTGATATGTTAGCGGTGTATGGTGTTAAGTAACCCTCCCCGTATAAAATTTTTAAAAATCGTTTTGGGGAC